GTCCGAAATGGATCGGGAGCAAGCACTACTTTGGTTGCCAACTATTCATTTATAATTACTGGATTAGAATTAAATACTGAAGTAACCATTGTCACAGCAGGAACCAGTACCGAATTGTTTCATGCTGAAAATGCAACCACTTCAGATGGTGAAGGAAAATATCAGGTAACGTACAGTCATTCGGGTGGTGCTTCTGTAGATATATTGATTCACCATGTAGATTATCAACCTGATGTTAATAATACTTATGGTCTAACATTACCAAGTTCAAATTCATCTATTAAAGTATCAATGTTTGAAGATTTGAATTATGAAAATCCTTAATTACTTATTAGGAGGAAACAGATTATGGCTAAATTGGTCGATCCTGATGATCTCAGTTACGTTGTAGATACTACCGCAGGTGGTTCAGATGAGGTAGAAATACAAACTGGAGCAAAAACCATTGAACTTTTGGCTCAAGGAACTTTATCTGATGCATCTCCAGGTGCTACTTCAGGGGTCACAGGAAAATGTCTTTATTCTAAGTGCAAAGAAATTTGGAAATCGGATAGTAATTTGAACAAACATAGGTTTCCTATCCAAATGATTTATGAAGCATCATTTCAATGGATCAATGGATGGGGGCCAGCAAATGATCAAACCAGAGATTTGATCAGAGATGCAGGTTTTAAAGAAACCGATGGTAGAGAAAATGCTTGTATTATTTCTCTTGGTTCAATGTACACTTCTCCAGGTGATCAAGCTTATTATACTCAGGCAGCAGGTTTTGATCAAACTAAAACAGATTTTGATAAGACCGGAGAAGTAAATGAAAATATCCAGATTAAAGGTACTGGTGGAACACCCGACAATACTGGATACCTAAAGGTTTTCTTGAGAGAGGAGCAAACGACATTTGCTTCTTATAATCTTATCGATGAACAGGGTCTTGCTTTACTTAAATATGAAGCATACAGACTTCCCCTTGCTAATTCCGATGATTCTTTGAATGCCGTTGATAATGATACTACAATATCAGGGGATGCTGGATCTATTTCTGGAGTTAAATACTCAGAACTGACAATTGATTACTTGGTTGGCAGTTTGTTTGCACAGGTGGATGATACCAGTTATACATTAAATCAAGTTGTACAAGAAGATAATGGTTCGGGATCTCATTGGTTTAGATGTACCGGAGCAGGAACAGTTACCGGATCAACCGGAGTGGCGCAAGCATCTTGGGGTGGAACGGCAACATGGGAAGCATACCCTGGAGAACGATTGATTGGTACAGAGTATTATGCTTTTAATAGAATCCTTGATGTGCAGGATACAACCAATAGTTACAAAGCACGATTAAAAGAAATTCATTCCTGGGCGCAATGGAAACTCCGTCAGACCGGAGACATTAATGATGACGTTAATGGAGATACCTTTGGAACAGTTAATGGAAATGTTGCCTTACCATTTACTGATTTTGTCGGTGACGTTTTACATACCAAAGGTGGAGTTTTCATTGATAACTACGATGCGAATGATAAAAATAATATTCGCATGTGGGATATTACGGTAGGTGATGGTGCTTCTTACGGTCTTAATTCAGAATCCTTTCCGAATACCACAACTGAAAGACAATTCCCATTTACTGCTGCTGGAACAATGAACTTTTCACAAAACTATGTGGATGAAGTTGATAACACTACCAGATATACAATGTACTTTCAGTATATCACTGATACCAGTGTCACTAATCTTAAAGTAACCGGAGCTTCAGGGGCAAGTGCTACCCTGGATTGGGCAGCAGATGCCGGAGCATTAGATCATTTATCAAATGGTGATTATGTCAAAATTTCTGGTTTTGTGACTGAGACAAGTAACAACGGTTTATGGTTATTGACAGGCGCACCTTCATCTAACACGGTTACAGCGGATAAGGTCGATGGAGTCAATCCAGTAACAGAAGCAACCGGAGAAGCAGCAACAGTCAAAGAGAATCCCTTTGAATCTCCAGGGGCAGTAATTGTCGATGATAATGGTGGAACGGACATTGATGGTGAAATTAGTTCTTCTGCTATTCAATTTGACTTTGACTATACCAATAACAATCAAGGTGGAAGGACACCAAATTCAGATGCACCTGTTTATGTCGTGGCAATTGCCTATGATGGAGCGCAGTACGTGGTGGCTGAACATACCATAACTGAATCAACAGGCCAGAACATTGCAGTTAATGGTGCTGACGAACTTAACTACGAAAATCCATAATTCAAAATTGATAAGAGTACCTAATTTGCTTGTTTAGAGATTAGGTACTTTACTCTTTATAAGGAATGATATGTTAGATGTTAAACAAATAAAAAGATTTTTGGCTTTATTGAAAGCGGAAGTGGAACTTGATAGAACACATGAGGGCATTGAATATCCTAAAGGTTTTAAAAAATCTTTTGAACAACAAAAACATTTCATGGGATGGATCAATTATAAAGAAACATGGTACATTGATGAATTTGGTGATCCTTGGAAAGTAATTTTAATAGAAAGACCTTTAGTTGATGAATGGCATGAACATTTAAAAACAATCGTTCCTGTCCTTACACCGGAAGGTGAAATAGTTACTGCTGAAGAATGGGATCAAAGGAGTTTAAATAATGGGGGCGAAAGTAACGTTCAATGAAATAACAAAGATTATTGAGATTGATGAAGCTCCTGATGTCAATGGTGAAATTTTCATTGATGTTAAAACGGATTTGTATAGTGATGGCAAAGAAGATTGGGTTGTTAATGAGAATTTACGAAAATTTTTATTTCCGATTGAAGCGGTTGGTGGAAATCCCTTACCTGGAGAAAAAGCCCTTGGTACAACATTCTTTTTAGCTTCTGATTGGAAAATTAGACCATACAATTCATCACATCGTTTGATTATCAATGGTAATCTTTATGCAGAGGATGGTTCTGATCCTTTCCTTGATACTATTGGAACCTATACTGTCCGTATCATGCAGCAGGTTTCATCTCTTGTCGATTCAACAGTTCAACAATTATCCGAAATAGAATATGCATCATATAATGGTGGTGTCACCGTTGATGTTTTGTCTTCTTATTCTGGAACCGATTATCCCGTAGGAACCCCACAGCAACCAGTTAATAATTTATCTGATGCATTAGACATTGCAGCAGATAGAGGGTTTACTGTTTTTTATATTCTTGGAGATATTACTATAGGGGATGGTTTGGATTTTACCCAAATCTCTTTTATAGGAGAATCCATTGATAAAACTGAATTGACCATTGAATCTGATGCTAATGTTGATTCCTGTGAATTTTATGAAGCTACGATTACCGGAACTTTAGATGGTCAATGTAAAATAAAAGAATGTAGAATTTCTGATGCTAATTACATTTCAGGAGTGGTTGAATTATGCATACTCAGCGGAGAGATTACATTAGGAGGAGGGGCAGAAGCTTACTTTCTCGATTGTTGGGCAGGAACCAATTTGGGAATCCCTCCATCAATAGACTTAGGAGGAAGCGGTCAAACGTTGGTAATGCAGAACTTCAACGGATACATAAGTTGGAAAAACAAAAGCGGAGCAAGTGATCAGGCGAACGCAAGTCTTAACGCTGGATGGGTTGTTTTAGAATCCACCATCACCGCAGGAAATATAACCATCATAGGAACTGGACACGTAGAGAATTATTCTACTGGAAGTGCGGTGGTGAATACCGATCATTTGGTAAATCCCGATAATATAACCAATCATGTTTGGAATCATACAACGGCAATGAAGATACTTGGTTTGGTTCAGGAAAATTATGTCATGGATCAACAGGTATATGAAGATTATAATGGTGCTAAACTTTTAACAAGTGCCAGGATAAGAACATATCAGGATAATTTAAAAACCCAATTGATCGCATCATATTTGGTGACAGCTACTTGGTCATCCGGTCAATGCACATCATATGAAATGTTATTAATATGAGTTTAGCATTAGCAACCAAAGGAATATTACCGGACTTTACCGGAACGGGATCAAGCACAGGCCCAGGAGAAACGGTTTATGTCCTTGAGGAGTTTAATGTGGAAGTGGCACATGAAGATGTGAATATTTTGGTCACTCAGATGGACGATGTGACCGTTAATATATCTGAGGTAAGGGTCAATATCGATCTTGATGAAGATCAGGCCGAGATCGTTGTCTCAGAGGACGAAACAATCAATATTGAGGTATAATCATGGCGAATGCAATTAAATTAAAACAAGGTGAAGCTAAAACAGTTAATTTTGCTATTACCAAAGGTGGATCTCCGGTTCAATCGGCAACATTGTCCTTTGAGGTAAAGGAAAAAGCGTCTGATACATCTCCAGCTATATCAAAATTGGATGCTGATTTTGATAAAAGTGATCAATCCAATGGTAATTATACCCTTACCTTTGAAGTTGACGATACTAAAGGTCTTAAAGCTAAGACGTATGTATCGGAATTGAAAACAGTGATCACAGCAGACACCGATGTTGATAAAAGCTATGATATACCTTTTGTCGTAGAACGTGCGGTTATCGCAGATTCGTAAATAAAAACTAATTGTTAATTAAGGAGAATTAAAATGAGTGAAGTATTGGATTTAAATGATCTGGTTCAATCGGTAAAATTTACAGTGTTGGAAAAAACTTATGAGATTGCACCTATGAATGATGTAAAAATGAAAAAGGTGATGGATCTCAGCAAAAAGATTTCGGAACTTAGTTCTGATGATAAAATGTCGGATGAACAGGAAGCAGAACTTTTAGATACTCAAAACACCATTCTTCATAATTGTGTCAGTTTAAATACCAATGATAATTTGACACAAATTGATAAAAAAGATTTTTCTCTTTGGCCTATGAAATTAAAAAATAAAGTGTTGGAATTGGTTTTTAATCAAATAAGTGGTGGTGTAGAAGGAGAAGCGGAAAAAAACTAATTGCACGTTGCAAGGAATTTGCAGCGATTATTAATTTCCTTGGTGGGGCTTACACATTCGATGATCTTAACAACATGCCATATAGAAAATATTATTATGTTAAAATGGCAGTTGATTTTGAAATGATTCGACAACGTAAGCTAAATATAAGTGATATTGCTTCTGCCTTTTCTGATCCAAAGAAGGGAGTTCAGCAATTAGAAAAACAAGAAACTCAGTTATCAATGATTTATAAAGGATCTACATCTGAACCATCTTCTAAAATCAATTGGGATTTTCCAGAGGATGCAGCAGACAAAATGAGAAGATGGCAAAGGTAAGGAGATAAAAATGGCTGGTGAATCTGGTGCAGGAACAGAAATGGAAGTCACTAAGATTGTTTTAAGGTTAGAAACTAACTTTCAAAAAGTCTTAAAACAGCAAGTTGCAAATTTTGATCAGTTTACAAGACAAGCTAATCAATTGACACGACAAGTGGGTACTAATATGACCCAACTTGCCCGAACTACGTCAAAGACGTTTAATGCTGTTTATAAAAGCAATCGTAAAGAGATTCAAGAATTTGTTTCCTTCACCAGAAACGCCTTGCAGGGTGTTCGTAAAGAAACCCTTCAGATGCAAGTTTGGCAGGATCGTATATCGCAAAAGACTATTGAAAATTATAAAAAGATGCAATCTGAGATAGAGAAGGTACAACGTAAATCTACCTTAGTTAGTAAATCAAAAGGATTTACCGAATCTCAGAAAAAATCAGCACTTAAAGTATTTGATGAACAAGCGCAAGTAATAGAGGCAAAATATACCGAAACAATTGATAGAATGAAATCATTGACAGCTTCTTTGATGTCAAAACATCTTGCTGGTGCTGTGAAAGAATCGATGGCGACAATTGAAAAAGGGTCTCGATCCGCAGCAGTTACAGTTAAAAATGTTGTCCATGATATGCAAAGTAGGTTTAATCAGCTTTATTCACAAAGAAAGTTTATGGGCCAAGCTGATTTTGCATCGGCAGGTACACAGTTTTTAAAAGATCGTGAACAACAAATAAAAGTTTTAGAATCTTTACTCACTGCTCATCAGAAAAAACAAATTCAAGCTGAACAATATTTACAAAAACAAAAACAATTATTATCTCTGCAAACAAATGAAACTTTAAGAAAAAATCAAGAAAAGATGGTTGCTGATGCCAGAGCAGTTGTCAGAAAACTTGGTGGTGAATATGAATATATGTTTAATCAGATTCAAAAGTTTTCCAGAGGACAAACTGCAATTACAGGAGTTTTTAAAACTCAAGTAGAACAAGGCATTAAAGCAATTAAACAGACTTTAAGAGGTTTAAATTTAAAAAGAGATTTTGAAAATTTATGGAAAAATTCAGTACAGGTGGCAAAGCTATCTGGAGAAAAATCAGGTGAAGCTTTTTATGAAGCTGCTAAAAAAGGAAAAGCATTAGATACGGCATTAGTTGATAAATTAAAAAATCTTCAAGGTTTGTTGACAACAGCTAAACAGCTTAAAACTACTGGATTGGTTCCAAATGTAGAGCGAACAATTTCCAGTTTAAAAAGATCCATTGATAGTATCAAAGAATTCCGAAAAGAATTTGCTTTAACTAAAAAGGAATTATCAAATATTCCTAAAGTTTCTTTTCAACAATTTGCTAAAGGTGGGGTTAATCAGGCAAGAGATCTTGCAGTTGAAGTTAGAAAAGCAATTGGTGTTTTAAGGTCTTTAGGGCCAGTATCAGAAGACAATTTTCTTGCAGTTCAAAAACAATTAAAAAAGATTGAGGGTTTATATAAACAACATTCCACTAAAGTAGTTGCTACTCAAAATACCCTTTCAAGAATAGTCAGGGAAATTGCCAGAGCAAGGGCTGCATCGCAAATTGCTACAAATGAAAAAGTTATTGATGCTTGGAAAGCATATGAACGACAATTAAAAGCGATTGCTAAACGAATAGCTGAAAAATTAAAATCAGCTACATTGCCAGCAGATCCTTATGAGCAATATAGAAAAGATACAATTGCAACATTACATCGTGTTAGGCAAGAAGTAGCAAAAAGTTTGTTTCCAAAAGATAAGATTAAATCTGATTCTGATTTTATTCAAGCAGAGTTTGAAAAAATAGCTACCCGATTAGAACAGATAAGTAAAAAAAGATTTATTAGACCAAAAAATATGACGGAAGCAAAGGATTTTATTGAAAAGGTAAAAATTAAAGTAAAAGAGTATAATCAACAAATTGTTTTATTAGGTAAACAGTTAGACAGGTTGCGTAGAGTACAAAAATCAGCTTTTGGAGGAACAGGTGTAGAGGATCAAATATCTCAAACAAAAGCTCAATTAACACAATTAAAACAAGCTGTCAGAGAATATGAAAGAGCGCAAGTTCAAATGCAACGTAAAATGGCAGTTTCCCATAAACAATCAATTAAAACCATGCTTAGATCTGGATGGGAAATGATTAGAAATTTCAGATGGCAGGTTGCAGCAGTTATTTATTTAATAACCAGAGCAGTTAGAGCCGTTCAAAGGGTATTCCTTGATGTAATGGGTGAGATTGCTAAATATAGGCGTGAAGCAATGACCCTTGCAGCGCAATTTACCTTTAAGATGTTAGGTGATATGCGTGAAAATTTTGAAGGTGTTTATCAATATTCACGTCAATTGATGAATAAAATGGAACAGGTTGCTGCAAAGACCATTTTAACAATGGAAGATATGACCATGCTTGTTAGGACATTTGCACAAGCAGGAATGATTCCCGATACTGATAAAGATGTTGAAAAAATTGCAATCATTGGTACTGCTATTAAAACATTGACTGAAGGTATGGCAAATGCTGGTACTCAGATGCGCCAGGAATTATACGCTATTATTGCTGGTAGGCAACGGGCGACTGACCAATTAGCAATGATGTTTCAGATGATGGGTGTTAATATTCAAAAAATTATTGAGGAAGAAAGGGCAGGAGGTAAAAATTTAATTGATTCTTTGTCTGAGGCATTGGCTCCTTTTGGTGTTCTTAATGAAAAACTTGCTATGGAATGGGAAGCAATTCTTAATAAAATGAAATTGGCATGGCAGGTTATTAAGCGTATTGGTTTAGAGGATGCTTTATTAAGGACAACAAAAGAACTCAATGAAATTGCTGATAAATATTATTCTACTATGTCAGGTGCTACTGAAAAAGGTAGAGAATTAGCTGCATTATTACGTGCTGCTTTTGAAATAATTAAAGCTCCGGTTAAACTCATCGGTGAAATAATAAAAGTTGTTATAAATAATTTAAAATTAGTAGGTAAATTATTTGGAAATATTTATGGAGACTTTGCGACAACTACAAATAAAATGGAAGGATTGAGTACCGCAATGAAGGGGGTACTTACTATTACTGAAGTTGTATTAAAAGCTTTTGTTATATTAAGAGCAGTAGTAAGAACAATTGGTAAAATAATGGGTATTGCCTATAAGGTTCTTGTTGCGATTCATGGCGTGATAATGCTTATTGTGAAAGAAGTCATTAAAAGTTTAGGTGTATTTGGAGAATTATTTGATACACTAAGTTTTGGTGCTGCTTCTCATGCTCTTGAAAAAATAAAAGGTTTATTAGGTAATTTAGTTCCTGATGATCTTAAAAAAGATTTTGAAGAAGTTAATGATATTATAAAGGAGATGCAAAAAAATCTTCAAAATCTTAATAAATTTCCTGTTGATATACAAAAAGCTTTATCGTTGAAATATGATCCAATGCAGGTAGCAGATAAGGCAGCAGAACTTAGAAATAAATTAGATGATATTGAGTTAGCAGGACTTGGTGTTGTAGAAAGAGCAAACCGTGAACTTGAAATGCGTAAGGAAGAAATTGAGTGGTTAAGAACAGCAGCAACATCTAATCTTGCTGCTATTCGGGCTTATTATTCTGAAATGACACGTATGGGAGTTAAATTTACTGAAGATGATAAAAAACGAATGAATGAACGAATTAAAGGTCATTTAAATGCATTAAAATTTGCAAATGATTATGAAAAATTCGCCATAAGGGATCGTAATAAAATAGTTGCTGAATACTATGAAAAACAAAGAAAACAAATGTCAACTTGGAAAGAGGAATATAAAGATTTTTGGAATAATCTTATTCCTAAAGATTTAACCAGAGCAGAGAAAACTAAAAAATGGTTTGAGGATATGGAAGCTGCATTGGAGGATTTAAGAGTTAAAAATCCTCTTGTTGCAAAAGAGTTTGAAAAATTTTCTGATCGATTAAATGAAGCTCTTGGTCAAAGAAAATTAGATGATATAAAGGCTATTAATCAAGAAATTGAAAAGATGCAATTAAAATTAACTTCGCATCGTCCGGTTGATTCTATCAGTAAAATTAATACTGAATTTGATAAGATGAAAATAGCAATCAGAGATAATATTGATTGGACTGATAAACAAAAAGAATCAATGGATAAATTGCTGGAATCAACTCGTAAAGAACGAATTGAAATTGAAAAAATGGGGATGGCTTATAAAGCTGCTGCTGCTGAAATGGAGGTACAATCACAAAGAGCGCAATATTTGGCAGGTAGTTATTCCCCTGCAAAAAGAGCAGAAGGTGAAATTAAACAATTAAAAAATGAATACGGTAAACAGTTATTAGCAATTCAAAAGGAAATTGATAAAACATATAAGCAATGGGTTGAAAACGGTCAATGGGCAACCAGAGAAGGATCTGCTGAAGCTCAAAGATATGTTTTAGCCTTACAACAGCAGATGGAGGAATTAAGTAAGACAACCGAAAGGGAGTTAAAGAAAAAACAATTTCCTATTTGGAATGATTTGGTTGAAGCGTCAAATCAATGGGCTGATGGATTTACCGATGCTTTGTCACAGATAGTCGATGGTGTTGATTCAGTATCAGAAGCTTTGGATGCACTACAAAAACAAATTTTAAAAGATACTTTAAAAATAGTTATTAAAAGAGGTATTACCGACCAATTACAAAGTGCCTTGGGATCTGGTTCGGATTCTCCAATGTCGAAATTTTTTGGAATGCTTCCTGGTGGTAAGGCAAAAGAAGGTGGAGCGCAAGAAGTTACGGCAACTAAACCATTACCTGTTATGATTTATAATCCTCAAGATATGATGGAGGATACAAAAGATATAATAGGTAAATTTAATACATCCGGTGGATCACCAATACCTGTTTACGTTACCAATTTAGGTAGTGGTCAAATGGGTGCTGGTGGTATTGGTACTGCTGGTACAATATATCAAGCTGCTGGAGAGGTTGCAGAAAATGGTGTGGAAGTCGTACAGGGGGTCTCACAAGACCTTGCTGACATATCTGCTGAAATAGCTGAAAATACAGAAGCAGCAAGTCAAAGCACTAAATCTTGGTATAGTGGTATTCAGGAAACTTTTTCAAGTATAGGCAGTTGGTTTTCCAGTTTATTTAGTAGTGGTGGTGGCGGTGGTGGAGGATCAAGTGCTGGTAATTTAGCAATGACCGCAATATCAGCCTATGGTCGTGCCTATGGTGGTGGGGGTTATGGCTTTGCTGATGGTGGTGTTATTTCAGAACCGATTGTTGGAAAAGGAATGAGATCTGGAGAGATTTACAATTTTGGAGAAAATACTAAATACGGAGAAAATGAAATAGTTGCTCCAATGAAGAAGATGCAAAGATCGGTTCCTCAAAATAAAGTCACATATAATATGCCAATTCATTTGAGTGCTATTGATACTCAATCAGGTGTACAATTTTTAACTAAAAATTCTGATGTTATTCAGGCTCAATTTGCAAGGAGTTTGAGAAGCAATAAACCTATTAGAAAGGGAATTCAAAACGCCTATTAAGGAGTAAGTTATGGCAGCAGGTGATCCTTTTAATTTTGAAGTTCATTCTATTAATCCTGGTACTCCAGCATGGAATGTTTTAATGACGGATATGGAGGGATGGAAAAGAAAAACACGTTTAAAGTCAACAGAACCTATTCGTAGATGGACGGTTGAGGTTCGTGGACGGACAAACACGGAAAAAGATTCAATCATTACTCATTTTAATGATAACAGTGGGCCATTAACAAATTTTGCCTGGAATGTTCTTCCTGCTATTTGGAATGCTGGATATGGAACACAATATCAAGTTCAATATGAATCTTTAGAATATGACAATCCAGATGGAATTGCAAATATTTGGGATTTTGTTATTACTTTCAGGGAGTGGTTATAATGCCAAAAGATATTGATAGTGATGAATTAAAATATTTTTTTCAAAGTGGTGTAACTGCTTTGACCGGATATGTATTTAGTCTTTCAAGTGGAACGGAAAGATATGTAGCTAATAATGCCGATGTTAGAGATGGTTCAAATATATATTCAGCATTATCAATTAAAAGAAATCCAATTCGATCTGAAGAAGGTACAATAATGAACGAATTAGATATTGGATTGGATCATGTTGATCTTAGTTTTAAGAATGATGTAATGGCAGGTAAGTATAATAATATTCCTGTTAGTATATATTTAATTATCCCTTATTGGCATTTTGCTGATTATTGGGCGGTTGGTGCGTCTGTGCTTTTATTTAAAGGATATACTGATGAACCTAAAGGAGATGAACATTGGGTAACTTTTTCTGTTAAACCTTTTCCCTATCTTGATCGGCAATATCCAAAAAGAGTATATCAATCTGGTTGTAATTGGACTTTTTGTAATGCTGGTACATGCGATTTAGATTTAGCCGATTATACTACTAATGTTAATTTATCTTCTCAATCTGATGGAATTACTTTAACGTGTTCACATGGAAAGGCAGCAGATTATTTTATTCCAGGGTATGTACAAATAAAAAGCGGTGCTTTGATAGGACAAGTGAGACCAATTTTAAGTAATACTACAAGTACGGTAATTGTAAGAGTACCTTTTGATGGTACTATTTCAAATGGTGTCAATGTAGATATTGTAAAATTGTGTGCTAAAAATTATGAAACTTGTGATAATGATTTTGGAAATTATACTGAATATGGAGGGTATCCGTGGGTTCCAAGAGAACCGATAATATAAAAGATTTAATTGTTCAAAACGCACGAAAACTTATTGGTACTCCATTTAGAAATTCCGGCAGATCGACATTAGGCATTGATTGTGCCGGATTATTATATTTGGCTTTTAATCGTGCGAACATTCCTTTTCCTTCAAAATCTCCTGAAGGATCATATACCGTTGCATGGTGGAAACATACTGATGCAGAAGAACGTTTATATAATTTATTATTAAGTGCAGGATTTAGATTTTTATCTGATGATGAATTAATAGATAAAGTGGATATTGTTTGTTTTAAATTATATGGTGATAAGTATCCTGCTCATCATTGTGGTATTATGGTAGATCAATTTAATTTTATCCATGCTAAATGTGGGTGGAAGTCTAATGAAAATAAAGTAGGATTTGATTCTTTATATCCATCTTATTTTAAGAGATTAGCAAAGGTAATGCGTCATAAGGAGTTTTAGATGGGGCAAACAACCGGACAAACATTAGGAATGATAGGTGGTGGTATTATTGGTGGTCTTATTGGTGGTTATCCAGGGGCTATGATAGGCATGGCTCTTGGTGGTCAACTTGGTTTGTGGATTGATCCACCAGATGCACCAAAACCGCCTCCTTTAGGAGATCTTGGTCAGAATTCCTGGGTAAAATCTACTCCAGTTCCTATATCTTTTGGTCAAGTTAAAATATATGGTGGTGTAATTTGGGTAGGATCAATTGAAGCTGATTGGTATAATCAAGGATCAAGAAAAAATCCAGAATATTCTCCTAAAATGGATTGTGACTTTGCGGTAGCTCATTGTGAAGGGCCAGTTGGTAGTTATAAAAAATATTGGATGAATGAAAAATCTCTTGGTGAAATGAAAGATGAGGGTTTTAAATTATCTACTACAAGTTATCCAGGCACAGCAACACAATCAATTGATCCCACAATATCTTCTTATCAATCTGGTCAAGCTATTGGAGCAATTAATCTTAAATATACCGCTTATACAGTATGTCAATTAAGAGTAAAAGATCAAATTATTCAAAGATTGCCTACCATTGCTGCTGAAATAGAAACTTTTAATTTGGAATCTGGAGAAGAAGATGCTAATCCTATTCGTTGTGTTTACGCTTTTTTAACTAATACAAGATGGGGAATGGGATTAGATACATCTCTTATGAATGGAGATCCAGATACAGCAGATAGTCCTTGGAAAATAGCATCAGATTATTGTGATGAATTGGTTCAGTTTATTGATTGGGATGATTCAGTAGTGAATGAACCACGATTTAGATATTCAAATTATTTTGATGCAAGATCGAAAGCTTTTGATATTATCACTGATATAATGTTGACTTGTAGGGGGATTGTTAGATTAAAACAAGGTTTAATTGAACCTGTTATTGAAAATGCAGATGAAACCCCTGAAGCATATTATTCTGATAGAAGAACAGAATGGTTTCAAGCTGGAGGATCAAGTACGGTAAACAGACTTTACGCTGATTTTTCATCTTATAATAATATTTATTGGTTTGGTGATGAGGGCAAAATAACTATATCAGGAATAGATTACACATTTATAGTTAAGGATCAGACTTCAACATATATTGATCTTTTTGAGGATCTTCCGGTATCTCCGAATTTAAATGATGATTTTAAATTAGTAAAAGACAATATTAAAGAAGGATCATTTAATTTTAAATATACTGCTGATTTTGATACATCAAATAGACATAGAGTTGAATATATATTAAGGAAAGTTAAAGACGCAGATGATAATTGGTCGAATGAATATATTTGGGATGTAGTTGAAAAGGACAATGAAGATTTTTATCAATATATTGATCAATATGGAGAACAACAAGCAGATACTAAATTAAAAACAGTTCGATTGCCAGGAATAAAAAGAAAATCACAAGCAATGAGGATGTGTCAGTTTTATTCAGATTTTGTTTTGTATAATAGAAACTGGTGTGAATTTATTACTGGATTACAAGGTTATTATCATGCCATTGGTGATATTATTGGAATAAGTCATGCTCAAACTGGATGGAATGGTAAATGGTTCAGGATCATAGGAATGGAAGAATCGGAAGGAGATGAAATTAAATTACAATGTTTTGAATTTAATCCTAATGTCTACAGTGATACTATTCCTAAAGTAACCGCACCAAATGATAATTCTACACCGACACCATATGTTGCTCCCGATATAGTTGAACGTTTTTATGCTGTGCAAGATTTTTCTGAAAATAAAATTTATATTCTTTTTAAAAGACCAGATGATAATCCATATTTTATAGGAGCAAATATTTTTGTAAGTGTAAATGGTGGTGATTGGATTTGGAAAAAACTTGTAGGATATGTGACCGCTTCAGTAAAACTTGATGCAGGAATTAATGATTCGCAAACTACCATTGGATATGACAATTCAACGTTATATGGATCTTTTCCATCTTCCGGTTCTTTTTGGATTGAAGATGAATTGATTACCTATACAGGGATTTCCGGTGATCCTGATTATGAATTTACAGGATGTGGTAGAGGGATCAGTCCGGTTGCTCATACAATAGATAAATACTGCATGTTAAAAGATGATTATGTTGATTATATTACTTTTGAAGATGATGAAATTGGTCAACAATGGAATATAAAAGCGGTATCGGTAACTGTTTATAATTTAACAGCGGATTTTTCTACTTCTCCAAGTAAGGTTATTACTTTATCATGAATTTAGATTTAGAGAAAATTTTTAAAGATAAATCCAATCGAAAGCATTATATCGCACAGGGTACAGGTGCAGTAATAGGTGGGTTTATTGGTGGATACCCTGGAATGATGATTGGTATGTCTATTGGAGGGTATTTATTTAAACCTGATGAAGCAAAAAAGAAACAATATTCAAATTATGATATTCAATTAAGGACAAGCAGACTTGATTCAGTACCCCATGTAATAGGTACTGATATGTGTGCTGGAAAAGTAATTTTTTTTAATAATAGAGTATTTGCATATTATGATCAAAGCCATATACCAAAAATGGCAAATTCAACAAGTAAAGATAAATGGCAAAAATTTATTAATTCTGTTTCTAAAGCAGGTATGCCAGCAAGAAATGTTGAATATGCTGTTAATTTTTCTGGTAAGTATAATGCCAATCAACATATAGGAGTAGTTCATATTAATGACATTCCTTTTTGGTTTTGGGTTTTGCTCAGTGATATGTTTGAAAATCATGATGATGCATTAAATCCTGATCCTCCTTTAGCAATACTTGATGCTTCACAATTTGGAGAACAATCTGGAAGAATTGATATAGAAGAATTAATTGGTACACCAATTGAAAAAAATACAATAATGTATTATCAGGGATATTTTGCTGATTTTACAGGTTTGTCTACTGCTCCTTCTACTTCTAATTTACCTTCATTATCTCAACTTGGTTTTCTTAATCCTTCTAATACTGTTGGTATGCCTTTAGAGCAAATGCCCAAATTTACCGCCGAAATGAATTCAGATCGTGTTTGGTTGAGTCCTGAATCACATAAAGGTGGAGATGGTATGCCTAATTCAGGAAAACACTATTTTGAAACTGAAAGTCGATATGATTTAGATAATTATTCAATAGTAATGAGTAGATATTGGGGTTGTCGGGATGCAAAAAATAATTGCTTTGTAGGAATGGAAAATGGGGATTATGCTCCAATTTACATGGAGGGCAGTGATCGCAATTGGACGTATGCAGGAAATGATGCAACTTTACCAGCGATAGGAAGTCCTCAAACAGCTATTCGGGATTGGTTTAAAGCAAATATATGTCCAGACATTAATTATAGCGAATTTGGTTATACAAGATCTCCAGCATTTTTACAAGCTACAGATGTCAATGATAATCGAGTTTATATTTGCGTTCATAGACATTGGTGGAATCCTAATCAGGGTAGAGGTGTCTATGGGTTAGATAAATGGGATCATCATCATGCAGAATATGGTGTTGAGTTTGATATTTTTTATTTTGATAGAAGTGATCCTGATTATAAAGTACAGTCTCTTATTTATAATCAAAGATATAATTTACCAGATCCAGAAGGAGGAATTACTGCTGATGCCCCTGCCAATCCTGCAATTGAATTAGATAGTATGGTAGTATCTGAAGATCATGTTTATCTATTTGGTAGTAGAGTTCAAACTGATGTTCTATTAAGTGATTACAGGACAATTGAAAGTGGTGATAACTCTTATACAAAAATATATGCTGACTTTTCACAATATCCTGATGGATGGTGGGAGGGAAAATATGCTGCATTAGGTCAAAATGATTATAAAATTTGGAGAGAAATAACTGAACAAACCAGTACCTATATAGTGGTAGCTAAAGAATTTGCAGCATTGCCCACTGCTGGAGAAGTAGTTCAACTTTGTAAATATCCTAAATGGGTTGCTGATTGGGGAATAGTTGGAGAGGGCAGCACAACCACAAAATTAATTTGTAATTCTCCAACGTGGAATTCTGATGGATGGCTTGATAGTTCCTATAGTGGTCATACCTATTGGGATAAAGTTTTTTTTATAGGTCAATGGTTGTATGGTGTTGGGGCTTCTAATCCTGGGGATGGAACAGAAATAAATTTATCATCTCCATTAGATAGAGAACCAATTCCAGGTGAACGAATTTGCTTTACAATGGATTCATCAACTGATTTTGATGAAAACGATACTAATCCTAATTTTAGTTCTGACTATGTAGGAATATTTTTTGATGACTTGGGATTTGATAACCCTACAAAAGCTGATTTGGGAAATTTAAATGCAAGTCGTATAGATAGTAATGAGTTTAATCGATCTCATCATGTTTGTTTGAAAATTGATAAAAGCACCGGAGCAATAGAAGTACATGATACACAGCGATTGACCACTCCTACCTATTATGTTGGGCCAGCACTTACTTGGACAGGTGATGTAGTGGTGTATGCTTGTGCAACCGATGTGCAGGCTTTTGTTTATTCTCATGAATCTCAGTATGGTACTCAAATGGCAGTTTATTCTTATTTGCTTGATTTTGATGATGGTGAGATTCATGAACAGATTCATCGTAGAAATGAATATTCAGGTGGTCATGCTCCTGCGTGGTGTTACATGGGTTGTGTTTCAGCGAAAGAATGGGATGGTGTATTACAGCAATATGTAGATGTTTGGTATACTGTTCTCAGGGTTTATGATAGTTATGGATCATTGAATGATGCGGTAGATCCAGGTACATATTTTTTAAGATTGGGTGAGGGTCATTTTTCAAATAAACAAGTATGGTCAGATTTAACTGTTTTAGGTGGGTATCATGGTCTTGATCTTAATCGAAAAAGTATTTCTATATTATTATTTCGTAAGCAAATAGCTACAGGCCCATTATATGTTGATACTTATACTAATTCTTATCCAGATGAAAATGATTATCAAATTGGGAAATTTGGTATCACTGAAGATATTTATTTTTATGTGGAAAAAGTTGCAGGATTGGGAGGAACAGGTATTTCTTCTGGCCCATTTGAAATGTGGCGATTTACGATTCCTACTGAACAAAATGCAGCAGGGGAATTATATTGCATTGCTAAAAGCCATTTATGGGATGCAGAAACAGATTTAACTTTTGATTGGTTAGAAATTCCAAGTGTAGGTAATTTTAGAATGTGTAGGTATGGTTGGTATGCAAGTACTTTAACACAATATAACTCAGGTGTATGGTATCAATGTGATGAATCTCCTCCACAAATTATTGAAGACCTTCTTGGAATGACAGAACCAAGATATATTCATGGTTATATAGATGAATCACTTTTTAATTTTGATGAAGCTTTAGAGATTTGTAATGAAATAATTGATGCAACAATATACACTCCCAAAGAAGAAATTGATTTAAGAGAAAGAAGATTTCAATTTTCTAAAAATTATGATTCTCCAATAAAATTTGTAGATGCTCTTAAAGAGGTTTTGGATACTTGTCAGGGGTTTTTGTCTATTTGTCATCATAGAACTTATTATAATATATATACTACTGAACGTGTATCTGATCCAGATGAATATGAATCTTGGGAACTATTTAGTAAGGTAGATGATTATAAAATGATAGTTCCTAATAAGGATGAAACACCTGTACATTATTTTGGACTTGATAAAGCAGTTTTTGTTAGTACTCAATTGTCAGATGAAAATAATCTTATATATGGTGATTTTTCAGCCTATCCTAATAATTATTGGAAAGGAGATTTTGTTTATTATGGTGAAACAAAGGATCACTTATTAACAAGTAGTTTTGCACCTGAAGCTCCACCAAAATATAGAAATTGGGATGTTATAATTAAACAGACTTCTACTTATATAGAAATAGGTGGTGGTCTTGCTTCTTTTTTTCCAGCTTCAGAATCATTTACTTTAAGAAAAGATAATATAAAAGAGGGTAGTTTTACTTTTGCAGAAAAATCAGAAATAGATCGTCCTAATAAAGTTAGGATAGAATTTAAAAATAGATTAAATAAATATATGAAAGAAGTTGCTGAAGCTGAAGATACATATCGATTAGAAATTTTAGGTGAACTTGAAAAAATTGATTTTTATCAGATGCATGGAATTAAAAGAGCTACACAAGCATCTCGTATGGCTACAAGAATTCTTGATCAATGGAATTATCAAAAATATATTTGTGGATTTGAAACTGACTTATTAGGTTATTCTCTTTGTATGGGAGATATAATAGGGGTCTCACATGATATAACTGGATGGAATGGTAAATGGTTTAGAATTGTGAGTATGGAAGAATTAATAGATTTTGAAGTTAAATTTGAATTAGAAGAATTCAATCCCTATTGTTATCATGATTATGGTGTTCCTATATTTCAAGGATTTCCTTATACTGGATTTCCAAAACCATATGTACCATTGCACGTTGAACGATTTGAGATAAAGGAAGACATAGAATTTAATCGATTATATTTTACGTTTAAAAAATCTGATTTTGATGGAGGATTTTTTGTTGGTGCAAGAATATATCGAGAAGTTGGAGATACTTATGAATATATAGATATTATAAATCAAACAGTATCTTCTGTTAAATTATCTCAAAGTGTTGGATTAAACGATACTACAATTTATTATGACAATGATACTTTGTCTGGTTCATTTCCTGCTCAAGGAGTTATTTGGATAGGAAATGAGTTAATGTATTATCATGGTATTGATACTACTAATTACGCATTCACAAACGTTGTGAGAGGATATAAAGAAACAGATCAGGTAGAACATTTAATTGATGAAGAAAATGATGAACTTAATGTTTATATTATTTTAAAAGATGATGCTACTCTTTATTATGAAATACCTGAATCATGGGTAGGAACGACACAAACATTTAAAGCATCAGCATTTACTGTTCATAATAATACAGTACCGCTTGATTTATCTCCATCGTTTACCATTGATATAGTTGGTTATGGGGTACTGCCTTATTTTCCTGAATCAATTCAAAACGCATTGCCTGGAACTGAAAATATATTTGAAACTCTTGGATTGGAGGAGGTCACAAAAGAACTTTCGATTGAAGAAGTAATTGAAATTCTTGGTTTAGGTACTTCAGAAACAATTACTGAAACATTAACCTTTTTAATTGAATCTCTTGGCTTGGGCGATAGTTTAAAGGATGTATCTATAATTAATATCGTAGAATCTCTTGGATTAGGAGATGTTAAGTATCAACCAGATTATGCAAGTATAATTGAAGCTATTGGTTTGGGTGATTCAAAAACAGTTATTGAAACCTTGGCTCATTTAACTGAAACCCTTGGTTTAGGAGATTTTGTTGAAATTATAGAAGTAATTACTGAAACCCTTGGTTTGGGTGATTCAAATATAATCGTTGAAACATTGGCCCAATTGGTTGAAGCTATTGGTTTGGGTGATATAAAGACAGTTTCAGAAACATGGACTCAATTTATTGAAACCCTTGGCCTTGGTGATAGTAATTATGTATTAACTGAAGAATCGATTACTGAAACTCTTGGTTTGGGTGATGTTACGATTGTGGAAGTAACAGAGTATATTGTAGAATCTCTTGGTTTAGGAGATTCAAAAGAAGTTACTGAAACATTAGCTCAAATATTTGAATCTCTTGGATTGGGTGATTCGGTATCTGATGAAATAGTTTCAACAGGTGATGGCCTTGCTCTTGAAAGTTCCGGTTCTCTATTACTTGAGAGTAGTGGTAAATTGTTATTAGAAACTCAGGAAAGTTTAGAAGAACAAATGATGATCTTAAATAATAATATGTTATAGGATGAAAAAATGGCAGATTCAAAATTAACGGAATTGACAGAGAATACAAGTCCTGCATTAGAAGATCTTTTATATTCAGTGGATGATCCAGGTGGTAGTCCTGTTGAAAGAAAAATAACCATTGAAAATATATTAAAATTACATACTCCAAATACTTTTGTGGATAGGGGAGGATTATCTTCACCTGATTATTCGATTGGGGATTTAACTACTGATGGTACTTGGCGTGATTTGGATTTATCAAGTATTGTTCCAGCAGGAGCCACACATATCGAATTAACAGTCCAGATATGGGATGAATCTACGGATGTGAGAATAAGATTTAGAGAGAATGGTATTTCGGGTGAATATAACGTAGCAGAAGTAAGAACCCATACAGCTTGGATAACAAGTAATGGACGTTTTTTAGTTAAATGTGATTCTAATAGAGTCATAGAATATTTTGCCACAAATACTACTATCTCAGGGATATATATTTCGGTTACTGGTTGGATTACCAATGTCAATGATTCGGTTTTAGGGTTTTCTGATAAACTTATAGATCGTGGTGATCCTTCTGATTGGGATTTTGAAGAAACTGATCTAACTACTGATGCTACTTGGAGAGATTTAGATTGTTCAAGCATTGTTCCGGCAGGAGTTACCCATATAGCTTTTAGAGGATATATTAATGGTAGTACCAATAATTATTTTCAGATACGAAAAAATGGAAACTCCAATGCTTATACTGCACAGACAATAACTTGCCAGAGAACGGGTGCAATAGAGTTTAGTTGGATCGTTCCTTGTGATACATCACGGATAGTTGAATATTTAGCATCAAATGTTTCTTGGACAGGAATAAAAATTGTAATCACTGGCTGGATAATAGATAGTGCTGATATATCATTTGATTATGCTCCTAATGAATTAATAAATGGAGAATTTGCTCTTTGGCAAGAAGCATCAAGTATTGATTCAACTACCACTCCAGCTAACAATGATGATACCTATATATGTGATCAATGGATATTGTTATCAGATGGAAATGATGTGGTTGATGTAAGTCGTGGATCGACAAGCCCTCCAACTGGCAGTAAATATTTTTTACATTCTGAAGTTGAAACGATTAATAAAAAATTTGGGTTTTTTCAGCCAATAGAAAATTTAGATTCATTGAAGTATACTGGAGAAAAAGCATCTTTATCATTTCAGGTTAAAGGCACATTAGATAATTGTAGGGCAGCAATCATATCATGGGATGGAACGGCAGACACGATAACATCAGATATAGTTTCAGCTTGGAATGCTGAAGGTACAGATCCGACATTAGTAACCAATTGGACATATGAAAATACCCCATCAAATATAGCCTTAACAACTTCATGGGTAGAACATAAAATAGAAAATGTTTCCATTGATACTTCTGGTATGACAAATATCGGAATATTTATATGGGCAGATGATACTGATGGAGCATTATCTGAGACATTGGAAATCGGAAAAGTAAAATTAGAATTAAATTCTGTTTGTACAAAATTTATTCCTTTACCCTTTTTTGAAGAAGTAAAAAAATGTCAAAGATTTTTTGAAAAAAGTTATAATTTGGAAACAGATCCAGGGTCTTCAAGTGCATGGTCTAATTCTTGGCAAGTTCAAGCTTATTCTGCCACTATGGTCGGTTTTCATATTCAATATGAAGTTAGAAAACGTAATACTGCTGCTGTGGTGGTTTATTCTCCAAGTACCGGAGATTCAGGTAAGGTATATGATGGTGCAGGAGATGAAAACTCAGATGATGTGGATGAAGGTGAATCTGGATTTCTTGTTAGAAATGATGGAACAGTAACATCATTTATAAGCTGTCATTGGACAGCGAATTCAAGGCTTTAAATAATAATTTATTATAGGATAATAAAATGACTAATTGGAATCTTAAATCTCCTGGTATTTGCACTCCGGTTAGTGGTTCTGTGAATGCTACTGTTATTAATACAAAAACGGCATGGAGTCAATTACATGCAGGAGTACCATATACAGGGTTTTTAGACTTAGAAACTAATGTTAATAATAATTCTTGTGGTTGGTTATTTGATATTGGAATAGGTGCTTCTGGATCTGAAGTAGTAATTGCAAATAATATGTATTTTGCCCCTGGAACGAATTATAAATATGGTATTAGTTTTAGATTACCAGTTTTAATTCCAAAGGGTGAAAGGCTTGCTTTTAGAGCGCAATCGTCAAATTCATTATATGGTGGATTTTATGTTAGAGGATCGTTTTCACCAATTGGATTTATGGGAAATGGTAGAGTTTATTCTTTATCAAAAACTTACGGAGCAAATACCGCAGATTCAGGTGGTACAAACATAACAACAAATAATGGATGGTACACCTTTGCTGCTTCTGCTGATTATGATTTTAAAGCTATAATGCTCTTTTGGGGGGAATCAGGGGCACAAGCATCACATTCTAAATTTCATTTTGATGTTGGAACAGGAGCTACACCAGTAGAAGTTATCAGTAATTTATTAGGTGGCGCACATACTACTAATGATATTATAAACCCTGGATTTTGTTCTTTTAGAAGTGTTACATTACCTAAAGGCGATGCTATAAAGATACAAGCAACTCATACAGATGCAGTAGCAACCATTGATGTAGTTGCATTATGTTTTGCATAGGAGATAAAAAATGTCAGTTACAAGTGTAGGGTCAGGAAGTCAAGTAATAGCAGCATTAAATACTGAATACACCCTTGATACGGAGACAGATGTAGGAGTTTATGTTTTGGTGGTAGATACAAATGTTTTAGCTAATGGGGATGTATTAGTTATTAGGTTATATACTAAAACTAAATCAGGGTCTACTTCCAGACTTGCTTATGAAGCCACATTTGCCAATGTTCAGGGGGAACCTAATAAATATTCTCCAGCAATTCCTATTGATACTGAGCTTGTTTGTAAAATTGAACAGACAAATGGAACTACCAGAACCTTTGATTGGAATCTTTTAAAGATGTGATGCCATGAAAGTATTAAAATTTGTTGGTGATGTTGAATTACCAGAAATAGAATACTTAGAAGAAACAATGGGATTGGGAGATGCTTATTCTTTAGGGTTTATTGGTTTTGAAGAATTTGATGAAACCATTGGTTTTAATGATAGCATGTATACGATAGTTGAAATGTATCTTACTGAATCTCTTGGATTGGGAGATACCCCTGCTGAATTAGTATCCATTACCGAAACGATGGGTTTGGGAGATGTGGTCTATCAATATGATTATACCCATATAATCGAAACTCTTGGTTTGGGTGATGAATTAACTAATACAATGGACATATATGTAGAAGTAGATGAATCCCTTGGATTAGGTGATGGAGGATTTGGTTATTTAGAAATTAATTATAATTTAAGATGGAGAACCCGAACAAAAAAATTAAATTATGGTTTTGGAACTGCTCCTTTTGGTGATGTTGTTTCTTACGGAGATGGAGATGTAATCGATGAGCTTAAAGAATTTAAGGTAAAGGTGATTCGATTATCTGATGAAACTGTTTTGAGAACAGCTACTATTACCATTGCCAATAAACAATTTCCTGATGGATCTGCTCAATATGTTTATACGAGTGCAATGAACATATCCGATAATACTACCTTTGATCCTAATTTAAGATTTGAAGTTTATCAAGTTGATGTAAATGATGTTTGGTCTCCAGCTAAATATTTAGATATAACAGTTACCGATGAAGGGGGAGATTTTGTATAATGGCTTATACAACAGCATTTAATTTATCAAAACCTGCATATCGTACAGTGAGGTATGATGAAGAAACCAATGATAACATGGATCGATTGGAAGCAATGGCACTTGGATTTCCAGGTACAACTGCCCCAGGAACAGCAGGTAATTGGCCCGATGTAACTCCGACAACAGGTATGCGTTGGATTGATACAGCAAATGATCAGGAAAAAGTTTATTATAATAGTTCGTGGCAAGTAGTAAAAACATTCACTTAATAGGAGGAGTCAAAATGAAAAAAGTTATCCCTTTTAATAATCCCTTAGTCAGAAAAGTTGTTAAAGGTTTATTAAAAAAATCTGGTTTAGGTACTCTTGGTTTTCATAACATTTATGATTTTACCTGTGGTAATTATGTTATGCAAAATGGTATTAGGACATTTGTACCTATTTGGAGAGAAGTTGTTCATAATTTGGTAGTCAATGAATCATTAGATGATGTACTTGACGTTTATTTCAAGTCAGGTACGCAATCGGCTAACTGGTATATAGCTATCTTTGGTTCGGACTCTACCCCTGCTGGCACATGGACATATGCCACTCCGGTTTGTACAGAGTTTACCAATTATGATGAGTCAACAAGAGAGGCATGGACTACAGGATCGGTATCTTCGCAAAGTCTTGATAACTCTGCATCTCCAGCGGAATTTACCTGTACTTCTGGAACCAATACCATTTATGGTGCAATGCTCAACAATGTTTCAACCAAAGGGGATACTGCCAGTGGTACGGGTATTTTATATTCGGCAGCAAGGTTCGGAGCATCCAGACCTTTTAATGCAGCGGAGGTATTAAAAATAGTCATCACGATAAACAGTGAAGATGTTTAAGGAGTAAACTATGTCTGAATCACAGATTGCCGTAACTGAAGGTTCGGGTAAAAATGTCTCAACTGTGCAGGTATCTATTAGTGGAAATACCAGACAGATTGAACGAGACATTCAG